AAGGACCTCACCGACTCGGCGACCCACGCGGCGAAATGGCTGCGCGATAAGGGCCTGCTCCGGCGCAATGAGGAGCTGCTGCGTGAACGCCGCGCGGTTGCTGAAAAGCGCAAGAAGCCAATGGTCCTCTATCCGGCGTGAAAGGAAAAAGGAAACAGCATGATATGGTGGCTCTTGTTGACGTTTTTTATCGGAGCGATCGAACTCAATGGCCGACGCTGACTATCGGGCGCCAGACGCGTTTTGGCACAAGCCGAGCGGACTGGGCGCCGACGCGGGTATTGGCGGCCCAATCTTTGTCGAGGTCGAGGGCAACGAGGCGCCGGTCCAGCCACGGGATAGGGTGCTCGTCATCAAGAATGACGATGGCACCATCACGGTTGATTTTTCAGGCAAGCCGATCGGTGCCAACGGCAAGCCGCAGCCCGCCCAGTTTGTCGACAACATCATTGATGAGATCGACGATGATGAGTTGTCCCGGTGGGCGGAAGTGCTGCTGGAGGGCATCGACGCGGACGAGCAGTCGCGTAAGGAGTGGATGGACACGCGCAAGCGTGGCCTGGAGCTGCTCGGGCTGAAGATCGAGGACCCCAAGGCCGATGTTAGCGGCAGTTCAGCTCCGGTCGAGGGCATGAGCAAGGTGCGCGATCCGGTTTTGACGGAGGCGATCGTACGCGGACAGGCCAACGCGATCGGTGAGTTCCTGCCGGCGGCCGGGCCAGTCAAGATCGAGGACACGGGCGACGATCCGCGTGACGATCTCGCTGACGTACTGGAAAAGGATTTCAACCATTACTTGACGCAGATCGCGACGGAATATTACCCCGACACAAAACGCATGCTGGCCTGGGTGTATTTTGGCGGGTTCGGTGTGAAGAAGGTCTACAATTGCCCCTTAAGGCGCCGGCCGGTCTCCGAGAGTATCGAGGCGCAGAACTTCTTGGTCTCCAACGCGGCCACCGACATTCTCAATGCCGATCGCGTCACGCATATCGTCGAGATGCGGCAAGCTACCTTCCGGCGCATGGTGGCGATGGGGCACTATCGCGATGTCGCGGCGCCGCAACCAGTTGGGACGACCGATCCTGTCACAGGCAAGATCGAGGACATCCAAGGGGTGCGCAAGGACCAGACGCGCCCCGAGGATCAGCCTTATACGTTGTACGAAGTTTGCTGCGATCGTGATCTGCCGGACCTGGAGCCAGAAACCTTTGCGCTCAAGGGCAAGGGCGTGCCGCTGCCTTATCTTGTGACCATCGAGAAGGACAGCCGGCGCATCCTGGCGGTCAATCGCAATTGGGACGAGGACGACGAATATTGCACGATCCGGCGCCGTTACGTCGTGTGGGATTTCGTGACATGGCTCGGCTTTTACGGCATCGGCATGTTGCACTTGATCGGCAACCTGACGAATGCTTGCACCGCCATGTTGCGCGAGGCGATCGACTGCGGGCAGATGGCCAATTTCCCTGGTGGGGTCGCGGCCAAATCACCAGCCGCTAAGCAGGACTCCAATCAAATTGTTGCCGGTGCCGGCCAGTTCGTCCCGATTGACCTTGGCAGCGTGGACGATATTCGCAAGGTGATCATGCCATTTCCGTACAAGGACGTGACGCCGGGCTTCGTTCAGGTCATTGGGATGACGCGCGGCTACGCCCAAAAGCTCGGCGGCACGGCGGACTTGCCGATCGGCGAGGGCAAGCAGGATGCTCCGGTGGGCACAACCTTGGCCCTGATCGAGCAAGCGACGAAGGTCGAGTCTGCCGCCCATAAAGGGATGCATCAGGCACAGAGTGAAGAGTTCCAGCTGCTGGTCGAGCGGTTTCGCGAGGACCCGGAGGCGCTTTGGCGATTTCAGCGCCAGCGCCGCGGCAAGCAGATGACGACGACATGGGACCGCGCCAAGCTGCTGCAGGCGCTCGACGACTATGACCTCGTGCCGAAGGCTGACCCGAACACGCCGAGTCATTTCCATCGCATCATGAAGGCGGTCGCCCGTCTGCAGCTCGCCCAGGGGGCTCCCCCTGGTGTGTTCAATCTGATGGAGGTCTACCGCGAGGCGCTACGTGTGCTCGGCGATGCGCGGCCGGAGAAGTACCTTGCGCCGCCGCCCGACCCGAATGCCCAGCCGCAGCCGAGCCCGCAGGACCTTATCGCGCAGGCCAAGCTCAAGGATGCTCAGACTAAGGCGCAGCAGGCCGCCGTCGACGCGCAGGGCAAGCAGCAGGACATGGCGAGTAAGGCGCTCGACCGGCAGAGTAAGGAAAAGATCGCGGACACCGACCTCGCCCGCGAATTGGTCATTCATGCCAACGACGTTGGCACGGCGCAGCGTGAGCACGAGATGGAACTCGCCGGGCAGCAGATGGATTTTGTCGGCCAGCAGCATAAGCAGGCGATGGATATGGCAGGCCACGACCTTGCGTTGCGCCAGCATGCGCTCGATGCTACACAGGCAGCGCACGAAGCGGTGATGGACGTTCACGCAGCGAGCCAGCCGCCAGGGCCTCAGCAATGATCAAGCGAGACCGTACCCGCCACGTTTTAGGGGAGTCTGGTCCGCACGCCTATCATCGTACTGTCGAATGGAGATGGCAGACTATGGCGCATCAATTCCACGCGCATCGCGCGCATAAAGTCGAGCACGATCGTGCCCGCCGTCTTGCCGGGGGCAAGCTCAAGTATGCCAGTGGTGGTGGCGTTCCCTCCGGCGAGGAGGATGCGAGCCACGAGAGCGACCGCGAGGTTGCCTCGGACAAGATGCACCGCAAGCTGACGGCCAAGGCGCACCTCAAGCGCGGCGGTCATGCCGACGGCAAGCGCGCTAAACACCGGATGGATCGCGCCAGACGGGCCCGTGGTGGCCGGGCGGAGCACGGTGACGAGGCCGAGGACCGCGCTATGATCAAGGGCATGGTCAAGCCTGGGGCGCTTAAGCGGGCCCGTGGTGGGCGTGCTGGGGGCAAGAAGGGTCACACCACCGTCAACATATCCATGGGACATCCAGGACTCTCCCAGGGGCTCGGACCAGCTCCCAACTTGCCGCCGCCCGCGCCTATGCCTGCGCCTGTGGCGGCGGCGCCTCCTGGTTTGCCGGCCGGAGGTCCACCGATGCCGATGCGTCCGCCGATGCTTCCTCCTGGCGGTCCCCCTGTGCCGGTTCGAGCTAAAGGCGGGCGCGTCGGTGTTCGCGATCACGGTGTTCGCGATCAAGGTCCTGGGGACAAGATGCCGAAGCAGCCGCCTGGATGGCGAGAGGGCGAGAAGCGCAAGACACGGGTTGCGCATACCGATGGCAAGACGGACGGCAAGGACATCGGGCGCGGGCCGGTCATCACCAGGGCCCGAGGTGGCCCGATCGTGCCCTATGGACAAAAGCCGGCGAAGCCAATGTCGGCGCCTGTGACGGGGAGCGGCATCGTAGCTTACGGGCAGAAACAGGTCTCGCCTAAAGTGCCGCATATGAGGGCTGGCTCGAAGTCAGGCGTCGGCCGGCTGGAGAAGGCTCATATGGCCTCACGCGGAGCTGCGCCGTAATGAATAACTTCGACGGCACGTTCGCGCGGCGTCTCTACGGCAAGATCGAGGCGGAGAGAATCCGCCGGACGGCTGTGCTGCTTGATGGCAAGGCCCAGGACCTCGCCGAGTACCGTGGACAAGTCGAGTTTATGAAGGCACTGACCTATGTGATCGACTTGATGGACGCCACGCAAAAGTCGTTGTCGCATCCTGACCCACGGGAAAGAAACGTTGCATGAAACTAATTGAGGACGAGCTGCAAGACGTGTTGGCACAGGCGCCTGCCGGTGACGAGGTGTTCGTATCACGCCGATTGCTCGAAAAGGTGCTGCACGAGATCGCATTGATGCGCTCGGTCTCCGGCGTCGTCACGGAGGGGGAGTCTTTCGACGACATTGCGGCCCGCGTTGGTCGCCATCCCAAAGAGGAGAAAGAGGAGAAAGCATGAGCACAATTGAGCCGACTGTTGGGCGGGTCGTATGGTTCACGCCCGGCCCGGACTTTCATCCGAGCATATTCAAGGCACACAAGCCGCCGTTCGCGGCCCATGTCGCCCACGTCAATGAGGACGGCGCCGTCAATGTGATGGTGATTGGGCCGGCCGGCGAGCCTGTGCTGGGGGCCCAAGGCGTCAAGATCATACAGGACGGCGATGAGCCGCCCTTTGTCATCAATTCGGATAGCACCAAGACCGCGCTGTCGTATTGCGAATGGATGCCCTACCAAAAAGGGCAAGCCGCCAAGGCAGAAGCAGCAGCAACAGCGGCGGCCGCAACTGCAGGAAATCCGTCCTGATGCCCGCGCTCCGTGCCGTCCATAAGACCGACCCGCGCGAGGACCTGATGAAGCAGGTCGGCGACATTTCGGACCATGAGCTGTTCCATAACGCGGTTATGGTAGCGATCTATCTGCGGCCTAAAACGGTCATGCTCGGCGGCAAAGAGTTCGAGCTGACCGACTCGACGCGAAAGGAGGACGAATATCAAGGCAAGGTCGGTCTCGTTATCGGTAAGGGGCCGAGTGCTTTTGTTCCGGGCGATGACACGGATTTCGCCGGCATGAGCGTCAATGTCGGTGATTGGATCGTGTTTCGCGCCAGCGACGGGTGGCCCATCACGCTGGTTCGTGGTGATGGCCCCAAGGATCATGTCTTATGTCGCGTGATGACCGAAAAAGACATCCGCATGCGGATACCGAGCCCCGATTACGTATGGTGACGGCTCATGCCTGAGATGACGTTCACGATTCCGGCCGACGACTTTGTGACGGACAGCAACGAGGCGCCGCGCCCGAAGGAGTCTAGCCCGCCCGAAGGCCTGAAGGCGCTGCAGGACCAGATTGCGACGCTGACGCGTGAGCGCGAAGACGATCGCAAGCGTGTCCAGGCTGAGACGGATGGCCGGCGGCAAGCGGAAGAGCGCGAACGCCGAGAACGCGCGGCCGCGACGCAAGCTCGTGCCGACGCCGATGCAGCGCGCAAGGACAGCGCCGGTTCGCAGCGGGTGGCGCTCGACAACGCGATCGCGACGACGACAGCGGCGCTCGACAGCGCAGAGGCGGCCTATGCGGCGGCGTTCGATGCTGGCAAGGCTATGGACGCAGCGAAAGCGCAGCGGATGATGGCGGAGGCGGCGGCGCAACTCCACCAGCTCAATGCCGGCAAGCAGGCGCTGGAGGACGAAGAGGCGGCAGCGAAAAGGACTCCTCCGAGAAATGATGTTCAGCCGACCGAACAGGAAGCGTTCGACACCCATGTACGTAACATGCGGCTGCCGCCGCGCGCCGAGCGCTGGATTCGCGATCATCCGGAATACGTCAAGGACGACAACAAGCGCGCGTTGCTGATGCGGGCCCATCATTTTGCCCAGGCCGACGGTTATGTGTTCGACAGCGATGCCTATTATCGGTTTCTCGACGAGAAGCTCGGCCACACCAATGACGGGAGCGGCACCGATGACGATCGCGGCCGCAAGCAGCAGCAAGAGGAGAGGCGCATGCCGGTATCGGCGCCCGTATCGCGCGGCACCACTGGCAACGGCAGTGGGGGCGGCGACAACAACAGGGTGTCGCTGAACGAGGCCGAGCAAGCGCGGGCGACGGATGGCACGCTCGTTTGGAACTACGACGATCCTGACAAGAAGTTCAAGAAGGGCGATCCGATCGGTGTCCGGGAGTACGCCCGGCGTAAGGCGATCATGATGAAGGAAGGGCGTTACAACACGCCCTATGCGTAGGTGCTGCGATGACTATGACAATGGACGAAAAGATGTCAGCGCTTCGGGCCGCCAAGGTGGCGAAGCAAGAAGCTCGTGAGGCGGTGCAACGTGAGGGACTGGACATCGACGGCAATGCGACGGCTCCGCCGGAGTCCGCGCAGGCGGCGAAGGTCATCGGCGACGGTGGGCCGGAGAACGCGGCAGCTATGCCTCCGCAGGGGCTGACGCGCGCGCAGGCGGCGGCGCGGCGGGCGGAGTTGGCTAAGGCCAAGCGTCCTCGTAAGAGGCCCGCGCCGGCACCGAAGCCGGCGCAGAAGGAGACCTCGATCGAGGAGCGCATGCTCAGCGTGCTGCGCCAGACGGGGCTGATCGGTAAGGACGGCAAGGTGGCGCCTGCCTACCGTGGTCCCACGAGGGTCGAGTCTCGCGTTGAACCGCGGCGGGTCACCGCTCTCAACCGCGCCGGTCAGGTGGTCAGCCGCACCCAGTCGGATGGGATGGACAAGTTCCACATTGACCGTGATGAAATCCCGGATGGATGGGATTACAACTGGAAGGACCTGAACGTCATTGGCCGGGATTTCGGCCATATGAACAGTTATTTGGCCAACGGCTGGGAGATGGTCCCGGCATCACGCTATCCTGGCCGGTTCGCGCCTGCGAGCGCAGGCGACGCGGCGATCGTGATCGACGGGCTGATGCTCATGGAACGGGCCAAGGTGCTGAGTCTCGATGCCGAAGATCACGATCGGCGCAAGGCGGATGACCTCATTCGGGTCCGCAATGAGCAGTTCGAGCCGAAGGGATTGCCGGGCGCCCGGAGCGATCGATATCGCGGCACGAGGCTGACGGCGAAGCGCGCCATTGAGCGGATGCCGGCCGACATCGACCCGCCCTCTTATGAAACCGTATGACATGCGCGCTTGACAGGCGTAGGGGCGATTAGGTAAAGGGCAATTCAGCCTGACCTCGATAGGCGCTGCCCGAGCGGCGTGACAGGTAGACGTGGCTCCTCCGCTCATAAGCGCGCGATGCGCCGAGCGAGTCGACCCGCACGATGCCGGGTCGAGCACCACCCTCTGATAGTCCAACCCGAGCGGAGGCTCGACCGGCGAGGACGCACCCTGACAACACAGGGAGCCCTCGCTCATGGCGAATGTCCTCACGCCCTTTGGGTTCCAGCACGTCGGTTATATGGAGGGCGTCACGCCGTCCTACGGCTTTCGTAAGCGCCGCATCGCGCTTGGCAATACAAACCCGATTTTTCACGGCGATCCGGTCGTCTCGCTCAGCACCGGTTACATTGCCCAGGCGTCGTCGAACACGGTGCAGGTCGCCGGTGTTTTTGAGAGCTGCGAATATGTGAGCGTCAGTCAGCAAAGGAAAATCAGATCTTGGTATTGGCCGGGGTCTGACGCGCAGTTCGACGTTGACTGTTATATCATCGACGCGGCCGGTGCGTATTTCAAGGCGCAGGCGAACGGCATCCCGATTTTGCTGACTAGCGTAGGCAACAACGTCGGCTTTTTCATTGCTACCGGCGGCTCGACGGCTCCGGTCGCCGGCTCTGGCCAGGGCAACACCGTCAACCAAATCAGCGGCTCGCTGCTTGACTCAGCCAACACCAATGGCGGCCAGCCGGCGACGACGGCAACGCTACCGTTCCGAATCGTTCGCTTGTTCTCGGACGACATGGTCGTTGGCAACCCGGCGCTGGGCGGCACGCAGTTCAACGGCGCCGACCAGAACACGAACTTCAACATGGCGATCGTGACGTTCAACAACGTCGACTCTAAGTCGCTGACCGGCATCTAACCGGCATCTAACCGGCATATAAAGCGGGGAACTGACCCATGCCTATCGCCCTTGGTGCCCTTCGCAGCGAACTCCTGCCGGGACTATTCGACGTTCGCGGCTCATACGACATGATCCCGCGGCAGTGGGATAAAATTTACAAGACTCGGCGGTCGAACATGGCCGTCGAACGTTCGACCCAGATGGCGTTTTTGGGGTTGCCGTTCCTTAAAGGCGAGGGTGCAGCCACTCAGTTCGACAATCAAGCTGGCGAGCGCTGGGCGTGGAATATCGAGGCCTTCGAGGTCGGGCTTGGCTACGCGATGACGCGCAAGGTCATCGACGACAATCTATACCGGGCCCAATTCAATCCGACCAACCTGAAAATGCAGGAGGTCTTTGCCCAGTTCAAAGAAATCCAGGCGGCGTCGGTCCTCAATACCGCGACCGTGGTCATCCCAGGGCTCGGCGGCGACAACGTGCCGTTCGCCTCGGTGTCCCATCCTGTTGACGGCGCAACTTATGCCAATCGTTTCGCGGTTGACGCTTCGCTCAATGAGGCGAGCCTTCTGCAGGCTCAGGTCAACGTCCGCACTGGCTTCGTCAACGAGCGCAACGTCAAGATTTTGGCCAGGGCGCGACAGCTCATCGTGCCGCCGGCTTTGGAGCCTGTTGCGATCCGGTTGCTCAAGACGGAGCTGCGGCCCGGTTCGGCGGACAACGATGTCAACGCTATCCTCTCGACCGGAGGCGGCCTGCCGGAGGGCTACATAGCGTTGGACTTCCTCACCTCGAACTTCGCGTGGTTTGTCAAAACCAACATCGAAGGATTGCTGCACATTCTGCGCATCCCGTTCGAGATGGACATGTGGGTCGATAACATCACGGACAATCTGCTGGTTAAGGGCTATGAACGCTACGTATTTGCTTACAACGACCCTCGCGTGATGTATTTCTCGTTCCCGACCAACTGAGCCGAGATGACAGCCAAAGGACGCATAAGACATGGGTGAGTCAGTCTTTCGCGGCCCGGCCTACTCCATTGGCTCCGTCATCGACGGTCGCGTTGAGGTGATGGACGGGCCGGGCCTGACCTACCAGGGCGATGGTCTGCCTGATCCGCGGTTTTGGCCCTCGCGCAAGGACGGTTTGTATGCCGGTCGCGTGCCGGTGTTTCTCAACAGCCCTTATTTTGTTTTGGCTGACAATATCCCGCAGGCGACAGGTACGGCGAACATCGCTGCGCTGGCGACGCTCGCTGGCATCAACACCAATTTTACGCTCGCCGCGGGTGCGCTTGCGCAAGCGAACGGAACGACCGCCGGCAATCCAACGATGGCTCCTGGTGTGCCTCTTGTGCCGCTGGTACAGGCCACGGCGGCAGGTACGCCTATCGGCTCGTTCAACTGGACGGGAGTGCCGACGACGGCGCTGGCGCTCGATTTCGGCTTCACGACTGGGACAACCACGGCCGCCTCGGCAAATATCACCGTCAATGACGCGACGCTGTTTTCGCCCGGCCAATGGGTTGCAGTCGGCGGCGCCGGCAATGCCGGCAAGACCGCGCCGATGGTGGCGTATGTTTCGGCTATCAATATCGCCACCAACGTCATCACGATGGCTGGTGGTTCGCTCAATGGTATCGCCGCGGCCGCGGTGACCAACGCGCCGATCGGCAACATGGCGGGGCCGGACGGTGCTGTGCAGCCGCTTGGGTCGATACCGAACAGTGTGCAGCCGTACCTCAATGGCGGTCTGGGAAACTTTTTCAACCCGCCAGAAGCGGTCACTCGCTGCCTGTCTGTCACTGGGGTCGCGGGCGGCGTCGGTGGCGCCGGCAATATTTTCATCGCCAGGGGCTTTGATGTCTTTGGCCAACCGATGACTACGACCATCAATGGTCCTGTCGGTGCGACCACTGTCTATTTCCCGAAGGCGATGAAATATCTGACCTCGGTTGGGTCTGGTGGCACCTTCACCGACACGACGCACACTTATTCGGTCGGTCTTTCCGACACGTTTGGCTTCAATGTGCGCAGCGACAGATACGAATATGTCCAGGTGTTCTGGAACGGGACCTATTTCACGACCGGGGCCAATGCGTGGGTCGCGGCAGTGAAGACCAGCCCTGCGACAACCTTGACCGGCGACGTGCGCGGGACGTTTCAGACCGGGTCCGCCGGGACGCTGACTGGCGGCGGCGGGGCGGCGAGCAATGGCACGACAACGCGTTTGTTGATGGCTATGACCGTGCCGCTCTACAATGATCTGTTCGCCACGCCTCTTAATCCGGTGCCGCTCGTAGGCGTCGTGCAGGCGTAAGGAAAGGACCTCTCCGATGCGAGGCAAGACCCACGAGAAGCACCACGCCGCCCATATGAGGCGCGCGCGTGGAGGCGGCGTCAGCGAGCACGAGAACATCCCGGTTGTCTCCGGCAACCCGCCGGTCATCAGGGAAGCCGAGAAGCACAAGCGCGGCGGCAAGGTGAAGCGCAAGCGCGGCGGCCCCGTCGAGGGCAAGCATATGCGCCATCGGTTCGATCGTCCTGGGCGCAAACGCGGCGGTCGCGTCGGTGCCGACAAGTCGCCTTTGACCGAGGCTCATTATTCGAGCGAGAACGAGGGGCCGCAGCCCAAGACCGAAGAGGGCGGGCTGTCCGCGTTCAAGCGTGGCGGCGGCGTCAAACACCACCACGAGCACCACGGCGACATCGAGCACCACGAGGAGCACCATCACTACAAGCGCGGCGGCAAGGCGCGTCGGGCCCGAGGCGGGCATGTAAGTGAGCACACGGCCCATCCGGGAGCGCACCACCGGGAACGGTGAGGGAGGCGTCCCAGGAAATACGCGGACATAGACCAGGGGTTCCGGAGTACTGCAGGGCGAGCGGTGGCCGGTTGACGGCGGCCAGGCGGCAGTCGCTCCCCAAGTCGAGTTTTGCGCTCCCAGGGAAGGGCGAGGGACCAAAGGGCGCCGGCGCCGGGTCCTATCCTATCCCGGACAAGTCCCACGCCAGGAATGCCCTGGCCCGCGTCTCACAGCACGGCAGTTCGGCCGAGAAGGCCAAGGTCAGGGCAGCCGTGCACCGCAAGTTCCCCGGTATCGGCCAGAGCGGCGGCTAGGAAACCACGTAGGAAGCTCGCCCATGCGTTCTTCGCGCCGGATGGTGTCCCACAGCGCCCCGGGCGTAAAGCGCCCGGGCGGGCTTCCGGCGCGTCTGGCGGGGTGATCGTCTAAGTCTCTTGCTGACTATGTAGAAAAGCGAGGCTGAGCCATGGGCTTACCTCATTCGCTTACAAAGCAATTGGCTGCGTCGAGCGCCAATAATATAGCCCTATCGCAGTCGCCGGGGGCCGGAGCGATCTTGCTGAATGGCGCGACGGCTGCCGGCGCTGGTGCGATCACGTCGTTCGGCGCGGTCACGGCCGGCTCGGGCTACTCCCCAGGCGTCTATCGCAATGTGCCTTTGACGGGCGGCACCGGAACCGGCGCCATGGCGAATTTCATAGTGAACGCGAGCGGCGGCGTTCAATCGGTCTCGATCTCGTCGAATACGGCGGCCGCGCTCCTTGGCGTGCCGCAGACCGGCACCGGCTATCTGACCAGCGACACGCTCGGCGTCAGCGCTGCGAATTTGAGCTTGCCTGGGACAACCGGAGGCTCGGGCTTCGCGGTGTCTCCGGCGACAATCACGGCCGCGGTGGCGACGCTCGACACGCAGCGCCGCGTTATCGTCACCAGCGGCGGCGTCGACACCGGGATCACCTTCACGGTGAACGGGGCCGGCGACAACGGCAACGCGATCAGCGACACGTTTACTGGCGCCAGCGGCGCGGCGGCGCAGTCGAACCTCGACTTCAAGACCATTACGAGCGTGACGCACACGGGCTCGGTCGCCACCACGGTCACTATCGGCACCAACACCGTGGGCTCGACGCCCTGGCAGCTCGTCAACTGGCATGCGATGCCGTTCAACATCGAGTTGTCGGGCTACGTGTTGACGGGCGTCACGGTGAACTGGTCCTGGCAGTACACCTACGACGATCCTAACAATCTGCCGGCGGGCATCGCCTTCCCGGCGGTGTACAATCATCCGACGCTCAACAGCCAGACGGGTTCGCTCGATGGCCCGATGAATGATCCTTGTGCCGCGGTGCGTCTCACCGTAAACAGCGGGACGGGACTCGTGCGCGGGCAGTGGATCGAATCCGGCCTGAGTGCCTCGGGAGCCTGATGATGATTATGGATAGACATATCATCGGGTTGGTTGTCGCCGCCGTCATGGCGGGGCTGGTCATTCTGGGGTTCGTAGCCTACGTGCGCGGGCAGCCGATCGGCACCAACACGACGCTGGCCATCCGTCCCACGAGCTCGGTCGCGGTGTTGGGCACGACCTGCACGGCCGCCCAGCGCGGCCAGATGTACATGGTGACCGATCAGGCGGCGGCTCCGGTTGCGCTGGCGGTCGTGGCTGGCGCCGGAGCGGTGACGGTCGGCGTGACCTGCAACGGGGCGAATTGGATCATCGAATGAGCGAACCTGTCGGCACCAGCGGCGGCGCGGCGAGAGGTCCGAGCGATCTTGAGATTGCCATGGGCGGCGGGAAGCGTTTCGCGGCCCGGCTGGAGCAACTCGCGGATGCCAAGGAATTGCATGACGATGCCGCGGAACGGCATCAGCAGGCTTTGTCCGATTTGAACCTGGGGCAGGATGTCGTTACAGCCAACCAAACAGCGCAGGCGAAGCTCGCCGAGGCCGAGCGCACGCTGGCCAATGCCCAGAAGCGCGGCGCCGAGATCGAGGAAAAGGGGACCGCGGCTGCGGTGCAGATCGGCAAGCAGGCGACGAAAGAGGCCGAGGCCAAGATTTCCGAGGCGCAGCAGAACGCCGCAGCGATGACGGCCGAGGCCGAGGCGCTGATGAAGGCGGCGACCGAGACCAAGGCCCAAGCCGATGCCCTCATGGTTTCTGCCAAGCAGGCAGACGAAGAGGTCAAGCTCGCCGAGGCCGCCGTTGACAGGCTCGAAGCGCGGACCAAAGCCGATCGCGACTATGTCCAGCAGATGCGGGGCAAGCTTTGCGATCTCCAAGACTACATTGATCGCGCGCTGCGCGATATTGGATGAAGAGGAGCACGCGATGCGCTACGAGATGCTGAAGCAAAAGCCGCGGGTATGGTGGGAACTCGCGTTGCAGATTCAGCAGATGGCTGGCTTTACCGCGCCCGTCTTGGTTTCGGCGACCACGACCACCTTCAAGACCAGCGGTGCGTTGTGGGTCGGCGCGACGGCCCGCCGGTTCCAACTCTACGAGGTGGAGTTCGGTCAAACCGGTACCCTCTCGACCAGCGTTGATTGCCAATGTCACTGGAATCTGTCGCGCATCTTCACGACGGCGACGATGACCGGCACGTCTGTGGGTGCGGACTTACTCGACCCGGCCGACGTGGCGGCGGTGACGCAGTTCATGAATGCGCAGACCGCGGAGCCGACTTATACCCTGGTAGGCACTGGTCTTGATTTGAAGGTGTGGGCGATCAATCAGCGCGGTAGTTACCGTTGGCGCGCGCTTGATGATGGCGACAACGTCATCAACGCCGCGACTAACCCGCTCGGTCTTGGGCTGCGGGTGCTGTCGAGCAACTTCAATGCCTCGGCCATCGGAAGCCTGTCTTTCATCGAGCGCTAGCATCGAGAATGTTGCGCTACAAAAGGCAAAGCCCAGGCGGGATCGGGCAGCTATTCGAAGGTGGCCTCCCCTCAAAAGGAGGCCATCTCGTTCGTGAAACTTATGCGTCGACATGCTGTCACTGCGCTCATATCACGGAAATTTCCTCGATGCGGACCATCAACGATCATGTTGTCGTCTGCCGCGGCTGCATGAAGCTGATCTGCTTGCGGTGCGCCGGTCAGCCCTGCCGCCCGCAGGAGGCAGAGGCCGAGCGAATCGAGCGCGAGCATCGCTTGCGTAGTGCGCTCGATCGGCAGGCGTGGGGCTGTTACTGAGAATGAAAAATGGGCAATTGTTGCAGCTGCTCACGTTGGAAGGTGGCGCGAACGCGCATCTATGGCAACGGCGAATCGTTCGACGATTGGCGGGCCGAGCTTGGTAAGGGCAGATGCACTCTCCTCGCCGTTCTGACGAAGGAGTCGTTTGGCTGCAACGAGTATTGCGAAGGCGCCGAGCCCGTCATTATTGAGCATCGGCCGGAACAGCAACCGTGGCATCATTGCTGGGCTGGTACGTGTCCAGATTGTGAAGGGAAGGCATCTTGGGGAGTTGAAACGAGCCCTGGGTTTATGACGACGACAGTATGCGGACGATGCTGTGGCACTGGGAAGGTGCGTCATTACGGAGACGGTTATATCGGCGAAGAGAAGACACGCCGTCATCCAAAACAGGGACCAGAGCATCCTCCGTGTCCGAAATGCTCAAATCCGATCCGGGATTATCGGTGGGGCAATTGTCCGCAGTGCGGCCATAAGCTCGAACCGCCGGCAGCAACAGAGGTCATCGAAGATCAGAGTGTCGGCGGCATCGAGGCGATCAAGGCTATGGAACGTAAGAGATCAGACGCGACAATGGGGCAAAGTAGATGACAGATTTCTGGCCGTGGTTTGATGACTATGCATCTCCGTTGCTGAAAAGCGGATTTTGCGACAGATCGCGCACATTTCGGAAGATGTTCGAGCATCTCGATGGCTTTGAACATCCGGTACGTATTTTCGAGACTGGATGCATAGAGGACCCGGACAACTGGGGTGGCAATGGATGCTCGACAATCTTGTTCGACCGCTACGCTCGTAGTCGTCCAGGGTCGGTGGTACTTTCTGTGGACATTGATGTCCACAAAGTGGACAAAGCTCGCAAGTACCTTGCAAGTTCATCGACAACGATTGCTTGCGGTGACAGCGTTGAATGTCTGAAGTCCTGGGCGGCAACAGAGCAACAGGCTGATTTGCTTTATTTGGACGCTTCGCATTTTGAATGGCACGATCCGGTGCCGTCAGCTCACCATCACTTGTCCGAATTGTTCGCTGCGATGCCGCTGCTGCATCAGCGCACTTTGGTTGCAGTAGACGACAGCCCCTCCATGATTGATGAGTTCCCGAATATTGAAATTCACGGAAAAGGTTCATTGGTGGCTAGGTACGCCAATTCTATTGGCGCGGAGATGGTGTTTGGCGGCGATACTTATCAGGCAGGCTGGGTTGATATGGCCCGCAAGGCGTCGCGGGCGCCTGAGAACATCGAGGACCTGATCGCCCGCGCCCGTGCCGCAGTTGAAAGCAATCATCTGACGGTGGCCAATCAATTATACCGGGCCATTCTGCGATTGACGATGCGACCATGGCGCTCTGCCGTTGCGCGAATAGCGCGTGGTGAAGCTTGCGTTTTCTTTGCTCGCACGGCGGTTGAACATGAACGTCTCGGATTTGCGATTGAATGGTATCGCGAGGCATTGGGTGCCGATCCTCGTGCGGTGGAATATCGTGTTGAAATGGCTGTGAAGGCGTTATATCCGCTGCGGGCGATGACTTCGGCTATTAGCGAGTTGATTCGTGCGACTAGGCTTGATCCGAACGACGTGGAAGCGAAACGTGCATTAGGGCTGATGTATCATGAAGACAGCAAGATGGAGCTGGCCGCAGCTCAACTTGATAAAGCGCTGGAGATAAAACCTGACGATCATACATTGATTATTGATCGGGCCCTGATCGATTGTGATAATGGAGACGCGGAACGGACACTCAAGCTGGCAAAGATGGCCGAGGGCGGCGAACGTCACGGTGATGCGTTGCATGTACAGGGCATGGCCCTATATCGTCTCGGCCGTCACGAGGAGGCAGTTGCAAAGTACGATGAGGCTATTGCTGCCGAAGCGCTCAATTGTCCGCGTGTTCATTGGCACAAAAGCATGGCAATGGAAGCGATAGGGCGTTGGCCGGAAGCTTTCCGTGAACGCAACTGGCGAACGTACTGTCGCGATATTGCTGCATCGACGCCCATGGTGCGCTTTTTGGCTCCTCTTTTCGACGGCACGCAATTGGCTCCAAGTACGATTCATGTGCATGCGGAGTCTGGAGCTGGTGACAATATTGCCATGGTGCGTTACCTGCCATTGCTGGCTGAGCAAGGCTTCCGGGTGCGCTATGAGGCGCAGGATGAATTGCATGATCTGATCAAGCGCAGCTTTCCGTCAGTCGATGTTGTCAAAAGGGCTCCTGATTATCCTGGCGTTGTTGGCGTCGCCAATTTTGATTGTCACTGTCCGATTGGAGCATTGCAGAACGCGTTCAAGACAACCGTTGAAACGGTGCCATGGCCGGGACCGTACATTGTGCCTGATGAAACCAAGGTCAGCGAATTCTCCAAATCAATTACTCGCCCGTCTGTGGGCCTTTGTTGGTCTAGTGGCATCCGTCTGGAGCAGGGTGTATGGATGACCGAGTATGGTCTGCGCAAGTCGATGCATTTCGATTTGCTCAAGCCTTTGGTCGCTGAACTGACAGCAGACCACGACGTGGTTTCTCTTCAGGTTGGACCGGAGAGAACGCAAAATACTGCTGATGCGGTGCGCGATTTGTTGCCAGACGACCCGACATGGGATGATACAGCGGCGCTAGTTGCCAACCTCGATCTGGTGATCACCGTAGACACGGCCATCGCGCATCTTGCGGGCGCCATGGGCAAGCCGGTGTGGGTGATGATGCAGCGTGACGGTTCGTCCTGGCATTTCATGTGCTGGCGTCCAGGAGCGCCGTGGAACGAGCGAAGCTTGTGGTACCCGTCGGTTCGAGTGTTTCGGCAGCATGAGTTCAACCGGCCTCACTTTTGGGGTGAAGTCATTGCCGACGTAGTCGACGCGTTGCGACGCAAGTCGTTCCTGCAGGCGGCTGAGTGATGCTTACGTTGTTGGCGATAAGCTTTATAGTCGCCCCGTTTGGGCCACTCTTTGGCGGCGGACCGCGCCGTGTGCCGACGTACCCGTATTATGGATTTTGATCATGGCCAACCTGCTAACGGTACACGTCACGAACGGTGTGCCTGATGCGGGGACAGGCAACGTCAGCACGATCGACACGCTTTACGGGTACAACCCCACGCATCTGAATACAGTCGGGACGACGACGATCAAAAGCGGCGCCGGCTTCCTGCATTTGATCGCGATCAACCAGACCGGACAGGGCAGTTCCACTTGCACGGTCTTTGACAGTTTGAGCGGCAGTGGAACCGTGCTTGCCGTCCTGAATACGCTCAGTCAAATTACCTCCATTTTGTATGATATAACCTTTAGCACTGGGCTGACGGTCGTCGTGACGGGAACCACGCAGCCGCCCGATCTCACGGTCTCTTGGAGATAGCCATGCGTCCTATCTGGTGGTTCATGGCCGGCGTCGTTGCCGGCCTGATGCTGGTCGCGCCTTCGTCGAGGTCGCAGAACCCGACCGAGTCCGAAGTCTTGCTGACCTCGATCAACGCCAACACGGCCGCTCCCGTTCCGCCGTGTGGGCAGGTTCCATGCACAACCGTCATTGGCAACACGAACGGTATGGTCAACACGAACAATGTGGATACCAAACTGCACGTATGTGGTCTGCAAGCGAGAGCGCACTTGACCACTGCCACTGACACAAACCTCGTCACCCTCACAGCCGCACAGAACATCTATGTTTGTGATTATGAAATCTCATTCGGTAACGCCACAACGACCTTGTTTCTGGAAAGCTCGGCAGCCAACGCGTGCACGGCTCCATTTCAGATCGCTCAAGCTTGGGGGAGCACCGGATCGACCGCGCCAAAACTGGCAGCGCAACCTTATTATCGCGGCATCAACACAGGCACCACCAATGCGCTTTGCGTAAACTCGGCTGGTACAACAGTCCTCGGCGACATCACGGTGTACTATGACAAATATTAAGCTCGCGCTTCTCTTCGTCTTGCTTTTCGTCTCTCAGGCGATGGCGTGGACGCATGGCGTTGTGACTCAGTCAGGGAGCATTCAGGTTGGTGGCGGCCCTCTTTTGCGCCAGACCAACGTCTGCGGCGTCCCCAACACGGTCGATCCTTCGCAATATTACGTTCCCGGCATAGCTGCGCAGTCTGTCAGTACGTCATCGTGCTATGGCAGCGACGGGTGGTACTGGCCGCGCGCGTATGATCTCAACGCCATGGGGGCAACAGGACAGGCTATTGCTGCCAAATACGGTAGGTACTTATGGATAGTCACACCAGACCATCCAACATCCAGCACTGGAAATTTCGGCGACGGCCTGGATTATCGAAGCGGTTTTTCTGCTGATCCGCAAACGATGCCTGCCCAGATGAACAATCAAATAATGCAATTTTGCGGCGGCCCGGCGAGCAGTGTTACCAATACGTATACTACCAATCCAGCTTGTGCGTACCACATTGGTTTTCTGGTTTATGCGCCGGAAGATACCGGAAACCAGTTTCACGTATACAATGAATACACTGACCTTAGCATCACTGGCCCTGGCTTTGCGCTC